TGTATGACGATATTGCAGATGCCATGTATGGTCTTGTCAAGAGAATCAAGGATGAGGTAAAGGATCCGGAAAAGATCGTATACATCATTTTCCATGAGGACACGGATGACTTCGGTGTCTCCCGTCTTAGAACCATTGGAAAGCAGCTGGACCGCAAGGTTTGTCTGGAGGGCATGGTGACGATCTGCATTCGCTGCATGAGTGAAAACGGGACGCATTTCTTCCGGACAGTTACGGATGGATCCGATATTACGAAGACGCCGGAGGATATGTTTGAGAGCCCAGAAATCGAAAATAACCTGAAGTTAGTGGATGACACCATCCGTGATTTCTATGGATGGGAGAAGTATAAAGCCAAGGAGGACAAGCAGGAATGATTAAGAAACCAACAGGATATGATGAGGCGGCAGCTTATACTGGGGAGTTCCAGCAGCTGCCGAAAGGAAAGTATGTGTGCGTGATCAAGCGGGTTGCGACACAGAAGTCCAAGAACGGAAACGAGCAGTTTGTAATTCTGTATGACATTGCAGAGGGTGATCAGAAGGGCTTCTACCAGAAGATGTTTGATAATGACAAATCACAGAATCCTTCCGGAGCGAAGTGGCGTGGCGTGTTTAAACAGAACATGGAAGGCAAGGGACTTTCCTGGTTTAAGGGTATTATTACCTCAATCGAACGTTCAAACAACTTTACATTCCAGTGGGACAGAGATGACAACGAGAAAACGCTGAACGGCAAGAAATTTGGTGGAATCTTCCGTCGCAGACAGTATGAAGCCGAGAACGGAAACCGTCCGATCGTTACGGAGCTGTGGCAGATCCGCAGTCTGGCAGGACTTTCAGAGGCAGAGGTTCCGGAGGACGAGCTTCTTCCGGAAGGACCGGGAGCCGGAAGCCAGCAGGCACAGGCAAATGCGGCGCCGCCGTCTATGGTGGACGGCAATGGTTTTATGAATATTCCGGAAGGAGCCGGAGATGAGGGAATCCCGTTCTTATGATCCGGAACTGTACCGGAAAGTTAAGGAATCAGTAACGATGCAGCAGGCCGTAGAGTATTGCGGCCTGCGTGTCATAAAGGATAAATGCCTGTGCCCGTTCCATAAGGACCAGCATCCATCCATGAAGATCTATCCGGATGGAAAAGGATATTACTGTTTTGCATGTGGATCCGGTGGGGATCAGGTCAAGTTTGTGGCAAGATACCTCGGCGTAAATAATTATGATGCAGCTAAGGAGCTGGCGCAGGCCTTTGGGATTCCCATTGAGGAGCCGGTCACATATCGGGAGAAACGTGAAGCAGAGAAAAAGAAGCGCTGCAGGCGAGAGAAAGACGAGTTTACCCGATATGCGAGGAAATGGCTAATGGTGTACCGAAGCCTCCTGTGCGAGGCGGTCAGAACGCAGGACAGGCATTTCTGGGAGGGGCTGGGCAATTTATCGTATGTGGACTACCTGCTTGAATGTCTGGAGCAGTGTCCGGAACAGGTATACGCAGACAAGAAGGCGGTGAGTGAAATTGGAAAAGTCGAACGAAGAGTTACTGACTGGTATAGCTAAGCTGGAGCGGCAGAGTCCATTTCCGGATGAAATCTTTTACCGGATCTTTGAGATTGAGGACAATGTGGAACGGCAGAAGTATATTGAGGCATTGCGGAACGAAGCCAAGATCTTAAAGCGCAGCACGGAGTTTAACAATCTGTTGAAGCAGTTCCAGCTTGACTATATTCAGCGGATGCGCCAGACCGGCAACAAAACGGCTTTTACCGATCAGCCGCTGGAACTGATCTGTGCAGAATGGAGCGCTACCGATATGGGCGTGAAAACGATCCGGTACGATAAGAATATGCAGCCGATTCCGGTGATTGCCTGCAGTCATCCGATTATGCCGATCGAGATCCTTAAAAACGTGGATACATCGGAGGAAAGGATCACGCTTGCCTACTTCAAGTCAGCGTCTTGGCAGCATATTACGGTAGACCGGTCTGTTTGCGCCAATACCAACAAAATTGTGGACGTGCTGTCTCAATATGGCATTGAGGTTACTTCCGACAATGCGAAGAGTCTGGTGCGTTATATCAGTGACTGCGTAGGTTACAATCCTGTCGCTCTGGAACCGAAGAAATCCATTAACCGTTTGGGATGGGTCGGTGTAGCCTTTACCCCGTATGAGAAAGATATCCGGTACGAGGGTGGAATGGATTTCGAGGCGATCTTTAAAAATGTGTCTGAAAAGGGCGATTTTGACGTCTGGAAGAAGCTTTGCAGTGATCTCAGGAAGAATATACCTCTGCGCATGATGATGGCAGCAAGCTTCGCTTCTGTGCTTCTGGAGCCGCTTAAGGTACTGCCGTTTGTGCTGCACTTGTGGGGAACGACCGGAACAGGAAAGACGGTGGCGCTTATGGTGGCAATGTCCATCTGGGGGAACCCGCGGATGGGCGGTCTGGTAAAGACCATGAACATGACCAAGAATGCCATTATGCGTAATGCAGCTTTTTTATGCAGCATCCCTTTTGCGGGAGATGAGCTGCAGACCATCAAGGACAAATGGCAGGGAAATTTTGACCAGCTGATCTACCAGATCACAGAGGGCGTGGATCGCGGCCGCGCGAAGGCTTATGGCGGTGTAGAGGATACCAAGACCTGGAAGAACAGTTTTATCTTTACCGGCGAGGAACCGATCACGAAGGTGAACTCCGGAGGTGGTTCAAAAAACCGTGTTATCGAGATCGCAATAGACGGTCCACTGGTGACAGATGGCCATTATGTGAGCAGCATGGTGCAGGAGAATTATGGTTTTGCTGGAAGAAAATTTGTGGAGTACATACAGGAGACAGAAACCTGCAAAATCATGGACCGTTACAGAGAACTCTTTGAGGAACTCTGTAAGCTTGACACTACGGACAAGCAGGCTATGGCTATGGCCTGCATGCTGTTGGCAGATGAGATTGCGGTGAAGCTCTTTTTTACGGCAGAGCAGCCGCTGCAGATTGTTCAGGTAAAGCAGTACCTGCAGAGTGCACTTGATGTGGATATTGCTGAGCGCGCATATCAGCAGGTGTTGAACTGGGTTGCAAAGTACCAGATCCGTTTTGAAGATCCGAAAGCCGAAAACTCGCTGAATAAGGGCGAGGTCTGGGGAAAGATCGATGGCGGGAAGCTGATCGTGAACCGTGATGTACTTTTAAGTTTTCTGGATCAGAATGGATTCGACTATACGGCAGTAAGCCGAAAATGGGCAGAGAAAGGTTATCTGGTGCGCAATTCGCAAGGGAAGATGGTACATCAGACGAAGGTATATGGAATCAAATCGAGCTACATCAAATTCAACCTGCCAGAGGATGACGATACTACGGACAAAGATGGGTTTGTGCAAGTCGAAAATTATGAGCAGGAGACACTGCCTTTTGACTAAAAGGTCTTACCTGATTTCTAAAAGGTAAGACCTTGGTAAGACCCTTGAAGCCGCATAAACACTGGCTTTTTTAATAAGGTCTTACCTGTCTTACCGGTCTTACCTGTTATATAGTCTCGTGACGCGAGGAAAAAAACGTCATTATTTTTTTCTCTTATAAAAATATAGACTTATTATCCGGGTTTTTAGGTAAGACAGTAAGACCCTAAGTAAAATAAGGGCTTGCGGGCATTTTTCAGGTAAGATTCGGGAAAGACATTTCCGGAAAATGGTAAGACCGCAGCTATGAGGGGATGAAAACAATGAAAATGAGCAATAAATCAGCCGGCACAATGTTTGAGCGTGAATTTGCCGGGAAACTGGCAAAGAACCGGTTCTGGGTGCATCGATTTCAGGACAATAAAAACGGGCAGCCTTGTGATGTGATCGCAGCCAGGAACGGAAAAACATATCTCTTTGACTGCAAAGACTGTGCCGGTGCATTTCAGCTAAGCAGGGTGGAGGAGAACCAGTACAATGCAATGTATTTGTTTCACCTGACCGGAAACAGCCGCGGGATGTTTGCAGTCAGATATGATCCGGAAGTGATCTTTCTGGTTGACTATCAGGTTCTGAAAGATTTACAGGACAGGGGAGTCCGGTCGATTCCGCGCATGGCTATGACACGATACGGTAGAACGCTGAATGACTGGCTTCAGGAATTAAACGATTCAGAGACAGGAGATGAGACAATTGATCATACAGATTGGCGCTGAGATCCGCATCAAAGATCCAACTCCACAGCTTAAAAAGTGGTGTGATGAGAATCTTGTGATCCGGAACCCGGAGTATGATGACCGAATGCGCCGGGGACTCTGGACCGGAAAGACGCCGGAATACCTGTGGCTGTTCCGGGTCGATGGTCAGGATCTGGTGGTTCCGACCGGGACCGGAAAGGAGATCCGGAAGTTTTTAACGGAGCAGGACCCGATTGAGATCCATCTTGCAGACCCGGCACATGTTCAGTACGATGGAGAGTTGCCGCTGTATGACTACCAGAGACCGGCGGTGGATGCGATGAAGGAACAGAGCTGCGGGATCCTTCAGGCACCGTGTGGATCCGGAAAAACGCAGATGGGAATTGCGCTGGCTGCGGAACTTAGCGGGAAAACCCTATGGGTCACGCATACTCAAGACCTTCTGAATCAGTCTTATGAGCGTGCAGCACAGTACTTCCCGAAGAACACTCTGGGAAAGATCACAGCCGGGAAGGTGATGATCGGCAGCCATATGACCTTCGCGACAGCTCAGACGCTTTGCAAGCTGGATCTTTCCAGATACGAATACGTATGGGATACCGTCATCGTGGATGAGTGTCACCGGCTCGCAGGGACGCCGACGCAGGTCACGATGTTTTATAAGATCTTGAACAGTCTGGCGGCGAGACACAAGTATGGGTTATCTGCCACAGTACACCGGTCGGATGGGATGATCAGAAGCACATTTGCCGTTCTTGGACCGGTGGTGTACCGGGTACCGGATGAGGCGGTTGCGGACAAGACCATGAAGGTCCGGATCTGTGAACGAAGCACGGGAGTAAAGGTCAATCGGTGCGTACTGGATACGGACGGGACACTGGAGTATTCGAAGCTGATCCCGTATCTGATCAACTGCTCAGGGCGAAATGATCAGATTGTGAAGGATCTGAAAGACAATGTGGAACATTTTAATCTGGTTCTC